ACACGCCACGCACCACGCCGACCTGGTGCGCACGAACGGGCAGCAGGAGATCCGCTACCCGATGGGTGGCCGCGTCCTGTTCCGAAGCCTCACCACACCGGGAGAGCGCGGACTGTCCGTCGACGCCGTGTACGTGGACAGCGGCGTCGACCTCACCCAGGAGCTGAGAGCCCGCCTCGCACCGGTGCTCGTCACCAGCTCGTCCGGCGAGATCGTCCACGCATGACCACGCGCCGCCAGAGCCGGCGCCCCGAAGGGGTGGGGGGGCACCCCGACCGGCCGACCCCTGCCAGCCTCCCGCGCGGCCCTGGCGCGTCTCTCTCCACGCATTTTCACGCTCAATGGGAGTCAGCTGGCGTCACTGAGTAGGGAGGTGGGCTGGATGCCTCGCCCTCGCGCCCCACACGGGACCTACGCCGCGTATCGACGCCATCTTCGGGAGAAGACCGCCGTCTGTGAGCCCTGCCGAATCGCTCAGCAGCGGCGCGACCAGGACCGCAACGCGAAAACGCCTGAGTCGCCTCCCGCCGGCGTCACATTCGACGTCCCGATGGGCGAGCCGCCGGCCGCCGACGCCGAGCGCATCGTCAGGCTCCGCTGGAACCTTGCGCTCGTCGAATCGGCGCTCCCGTATGCGGCACTGAAGGACCTCGGGAGGCTCGCCGCGCTGTCGAAGCAGCACGCAGCGCTCCTCGAGGAGATCGACGCGATCGAGAAGCACGACGAACCGACGAGGGACGCCCTGGATGACTTCCTCACCCCTCCCAACGTTGTTGGGATCTCAACGGCCGCGGCTCGAAAACAGGCCTGAGGCGATCGGGTCGCACGGAGACCACGTCCTGCGGTTCCTGCAGGCCTGCGGGCTCACCCTCGACGAGTGGCAGGCGTACGTCATCGGCGGCCTTTTTGACGTCGCGCCCGATCAGACGTGGGCGGCGACCGAGTTCGGGGCGCTCGTCAGCCGACAGAACGGCAAGGGCGAGTTCCTCGTCGGCTACGACCTCGCGCACCTGTTCCTCTTCCCGCGTCCGGACAACCGTCGCAAGACGATCCTGCACACCGCGCACGAGATGAAGACTGCGATCGACGGTTTCCAGCGGCTCGTCGGCGTCATCGAGGCCAACCCGAAGCTGATGGCTCGGGTCGCGAACATCTATACCGCGAACGGGCAGGAAGGCATCGTCCTCAGGAAGCGGCCCGGGCAGCTCCTCGCTGACCGGATCCGGTTCATCGCCCGTTCGAAGAGCTCAGGTCGAGGCTTCACCGCCGACGTGCTCGTCTACGACGAGGCGCAGGAGCTCAGCCTGCAGGCCCAGCGTGCGCTGACGTACACGCAGTCGCAGGTTGCGAACCGCCAGGAGCTTTTCACCGGGACCGTCCCGGAAGAGGGCGTGAACGACTCGGAGGTCTGGCAAGGCGTCCGCGACCGGGGGCGGTCGGGTCGCGGACGGCGGACCGGCTGGATGGAGTGGACGCCAGCGGGGTCCGAGGACCCCGCCATCGCGGAAGCGATCGACCTGGGCGACGCGCAGGTCTGGGCGGACTCGAATCCGAGCCTCGGCATCCGGATGCCGATCCAGGCTGTCGTGGACCAGTACGAGCGGGCGATGGAGACCGACCCTGAGGGCTACGCGCGCGAGCGTCTGTCGATCTGGCCGAACCCGCGCCCCGCGCGCGAGGTGAAGCTCTCGGACCTCGACCTCGACACTTGGAAGCGCCACGCCGACCCACTCGCGGCGGTCACCGGCGACGGCGTCGTGCTGTCGCTCGCACTCGGCCGCGGCGGCGCCTACGCCACCATCGGCAAGGGCGTGCGGTTCGACGCCGACCAGATCGCCGTCGAGCACCACAAGACCGACCGGGGCACTCTGTGGGTCGCCGACGATCTGAGGACCCTGAAGGCGGAACTCGGCGATGCGCTCGTCGTGCTGGATCCGAAGAACGCCGCGCCCGTGCTGTCCTCGCTGGACCGGGCCGGGGTCAAGTACCTGTCGATGAACCTGGACGAGATCGCCGCGGCGCACGCCCTGTTCATCGAGTACGTCAATGACGGCCTGGTGCCGCATCGTCCCCAGGATGAAGCGACCAGGTCGCTGCAGTTCGCGTCGACGCGGGCGATCGGCCGTGCCGGGTCCACGTGGGAAGCCTCCGACACGTCCAAACCAATCTCCATCGCCCAGGCGCTGACCTGGGCGCTGTGGGGCGTCCTCAAGTCAGAAGCGACACCGAAGCGGAAGCCCGCAGAGGTGCGCGGTTACGCGTGATGGAGGTGGCTTGTGGCACTGGACGCATCCGAGATCGGCACTCTCATCGAGGGGATGGCTCAGGAGATCCGCGCCGAGTGGGGTCGCCTGGCGACGCTGCAGAAGCGCATCGACGGGAAGCTCGTCCGCACGTGGATGCCGGAGAACGCCGACGCCGAGTATCGGGACCTGTTCCGGAAGGCGTCGTCGCCGTGGCTCGCGTTCGTCCGTGACTGCATCGCGCAGGGTCTCCAGGTCGACGGGCACACCTCTGAGGCTCTGTGGGCGGACGCGTGGCAGGCGAACGGCATGGACGGCCGCCAGGGCGCCGTGAACCGAGAGATCGTCGGGCTCGGTAAGGCGTACGGGCTGTCTCTGCCGTCCGAGGGCGGCGGTGTTGTCATGCGCCCCCTTTCCGCACTGCGGACCTACGCGCACTTCCAGACCCCGTGGGACGACTACCCCCAGTGGGTGCTGACCCGTCTCGGCAAGCAGGGTGCGAGCTTCTGGCGGTCAGAGTGGCTGTTCGTCGACCAGGAAGCCGCGTACTGGTTCACTGGCGACCCCCGCACCCCGGAGAACGTCCGCGTCGACCCTCACGGGCTCGAGGTCACCCCTGTAGTGCAGCTGTCGAACACGCTGTCCCTGTCGGGCGAGCCGGAATCTTCCGTAGCGTCCGCGGTCCCGATCTACCAGCGCATCGTCGACGCGACGTTCACGCTACAGATGGTGCAGCGATACGGGGCGTTCCCGCAGAAGTGGATGGCCGGCGGCGAGCTCGCGAAGGACGAGAACGGTAACCCGCTGGTCCGGTCTTCCGTCGACGGCCTCCTGCACGCCTCGGGGGAGTCTGGCGAGACGGCGCGGTTCGGGACCTTCGAGCCGGCGGACCTCGAGCAGGTCGTCGCCGCGCTCGACGCGCACATCAAGCACCTCTCCGCCGTGTGCCAGGTCCCGCCGCACTACCTGCTGGGCGCGGTGGTCAACATGTCCGCTGAGGGTATCGCCGCGGCCGAGTCTGGCTACTTCCGGAACGTCGCAGACCGCCAGATGGCGCTCGGCGAGGGCTACGAGATGTGGATGCGGACTGCCGCGGCGATCCTCGGCGACGAGGAAGCAGCGCAGGCCACGTCGGCGCAGATGCACTGGGCCGACGTCTCGACGCGGTCCCTGGGGCAGATCTCGGACGCGGTCATGAAGCTCGCGACCGTCGGAGCGCCGCTCGAGCTGCTGTTCGCGATGGTCCCGGGCTGGTCCAAGACCGACGTCATCGAGGCATCCCGTGCGGTGCGCGAGAACCGGGCCGCCATCGAGGCCGGCACCCGCATCCAGTGAGACTCACCCGCCGTCGGCGGGGTCAGGTACGCCAGCTGTCTCTGGCGGTCACATCGACGGATTCACGGAGGATCACCCATGTCCATCTTCGACCCGATCTCGAAGCGTCGCCCGTATCTGCTCACCCTCGAGGGTGATGGTGGAGAAGGCGGCGGCGAAGGCTCCAGCGCCGGTCACGGGGACGGTGGTGACGGCGGGTCGTCGTACACGCCGCCCGCCACTCAGGAAGACCTAAACCGGATCATCGAGTCCCGACTCGCGCGGGAGCGCGAGAAGTTCAAGGGCTTCGATGAGATCAAGGCGAAGGCCCAGCAGTGGGACCAGCTGGAAGCGGAGAAGAAGACGCCGAGCGAGAAGGCCCTCGAGGAGGCGACCCAGCGGGCCGCCGGCGAGACGGCTGCGAAGTACGAGCAGCGCATCGCGTCGACGGAGATCAAGGCGATCGCCGCGACCCTCGGCTTCCTCGACCCGACCGACGCGCTCACGGTGCTCGGTGCCGACGTCCCCAAGAAGGACGACGACATCGATGCCGACGAGCTGCGGAAGCGCGTCGAGAAGCTCGCGCAGGACAAGCCGTACCTGGTGAAGGAAACGCCGCGGAAGCCGCGGACGCGCCCGACGCCGCGTTCGGGTGACCAGCAGGACGACACCGCCAGCAAGGGCGGGAAGGGCAAGGCCGCGGCGGCGCTGCGTCAGCTGGCGAAGCAGCGGTAATCCGCTCCACCACATCATCGCGCCGGCCAGGCGCATCAACGTCAAGGAGACGACATGGCAGACATCAGCCGCGACGACGTCGCGACACTCATCCAGGAGGAGTACTCCTCCACCTTCCTCGACTCGGCGGCGGTGAGCTCCGGCGCCATCGCCGCGTTCGGCACCGTGCCGCTGGGCACGAAGATCACGAATGCTCCGGTCCTGACCCAGCTGCCCGAGGCTGGCTGGGTGTCGGAGTCGGCGACCGCGCCCGAGGGCGTCAAGCCGACCTCGAAGGCGATCTGGGGCAACAAGAAGTTCGTGGTCGAGGAGCTCGCCGTCATCATCCCCGTCCACGAGGACACCCTCGAGGACGTCGACGACGACCTGCTCGCGCGGCTCACCGCTCTCGGCGGGCAGGCGATCGGCAAGAAGCTCGACGAGGCCATCCTCTTCGGCATCGACAAGCCCAGCACCTGGACCGACCCGGACCTGCTCGCCGCGGCGACGGCCGCCGGGAACATCTTCCAGGTGTCCATGACGCCCGGTGAGAACGACCTCGCGGGGTCGATCTTCCAGGCAGCGGGGGCGGTCGCCGACTCCGGCGCGAACCCGACCACGCTGCTCTCTGGGGTCGGCCTCCGCTTCCGGCTCGCGAACCTGCGCGCCACCGACGGCACGGCGATCCTGTCGCGCACGCTCGGCGGTGACGGCTCGTTCCGCGACGACGTCGCGGGCCTGAACGCCCAGTTCATCGAGAACGGCGCGTGGGACCCCTCCGAGGCACACGCGATCGTGGCCGACCGCACCCGCGTCAAGATCGGCGTCCGCTCCGACATCCAGGTCAAGTTCCTCGACCAGGCCACCGTCGGCGGCATCAACCTGGCCGAGCGCGACATGGTCGCGCTCCGGTTCAAGGCTCGCTACGCGTACGCGCTCGGCAACGTCATGTCGGCGCGCGGCGCGGTCGCGGAGCCCGCGGCAGCGGTAACCCCGGCCGCCTGACACAAGGAGACGACATGGTGCAGGTGAAGCACGAAGAGAAGGGGCGCGTCGTCGACGTCCCCGAGGCGAAGGTCGACTACTTCCTCAACCGAGGTTGGGCGGTCGACGTGGTCGTGGCTGAGCCGGACGTGGCGATCCCTGAGGGTGACCCGTCCGACGAGTGGACGGTCAAGCAGCTGGGCGCGTTCGCGGAGCGCGAGGGCATCGACCTCGCAGGCGCGACGAAGAAGGCAGACGTCGTCGCGGCAATCACCGCCGCGCGGACGTCCACCACCGATCCCGGCGCCGACATCGGCGCCGAGGACTGACAGGAAGGGGGAGGGGCGGTGGCACTGAACCTGCAACTCGAGGACGTAACACCGTTCCTCCCCCCACTCGGCACCCCGCAACGGGCCCGCGTGACCGCGTGGCTGCCTGTGCTGGACGCCCTTTTGGACGCCCGGTACGGGACGCGCATCGGGCCCGCTGTGGTTGCCGAGGACGCGCCGAAGTCCAATCGGGTGCTGTTCGTTGCAGCCGCGGCGGACGCGATCGAGCGTCGCCTGGCAAAGCCTGCTGGCCTCATCGACTCGCAGAGCATCGGCGGCGCGTCCGTGAAGTACAACAACCGCGCAGCACTCTCGCGGTGGTTCCTCCCGGAGGAGCTCGACCAGCTCGACGAGGCGTGCGGAATCGGCGGCGGCGTCCGCACCGTCCGCATGCACGCACCGAACGGGGCCCGCTTCGGGAACGCAACCCGTGCAATCGATCAGCTCGCGGAATCTGACGGGCACCACGGGGGGGACTGATGCTCTTCCCATTCGGCCAGACCGTGCACCGCCAACGCCCCGAGCAGATCCCCGACCCCTACAACCCGGACCGGACGGTCCCCGGCGACTGGGCGAACGCCCCGGAGGTCGAGATCGAGGGCGCGTTCGTGGGCCC